GGAAAAATTGGAATTCAAACGGGGGATTGACCCCCTCATCATACGAAGGCGGTGCGACATGGCAAAAGACGGTACCAACCGTGGCGGTGCCCGCGTCGGTGCAGGGAGGAAACCCAAGGCTCTCTCAGAAAAAATCCACGAAGGCAAAGCTGCCCGCGTGGTGCAATTGCCCGAGGCTCCCGAGCTACAAGGCGCGGACATGCCTGAGGTCAAGTATTACATGACGGTCATCCAAAAAAGCGGTATCGAGCTTGATGCCGCTGAGGTATTCCAGGAGACCTGGGATTGGCTCAAGGCCAGGCGGTGCGAAGAATTGGTGAGCAGCCAGATCATCCACCAGTATGCGATGGCGGTGGCCCGCTGGATCCAGTGCGAGATGGCAGTCAGCGAATACGGATTTCTCGCAAAGCACCCTACCACAGGTGCTGCGATTGCTTCTCCGTATGTGGCGATGAGCCGTGAATATATGAAACAGGTCAACCAGATATGGTATCAGATCTTCCAGATCGTGAAGGAGAACAATGCCACCTCCTACCAAGGAGCGAACCCTCAGGATGACCTGATGGAACGACTGCTCACCGCACGCCGGTAGCGCCAAACAATCAAACAACCAAAGGAATTCAAACATGAGAAACCATCTCACATCCGAGAGTGTCTGCCAGGGACATCCCGACAAGCTGTGTGATTACATCGCCGACTCGATCCTCGACGCATGCCTTTCCATCGACGAGTACTCGCGCGTGGCCTGCGAGGTCATGGCGACCAAGGGCCGCATCATCGTCGCCGGTGAGATCACCAGCCGCACCAAGGTCAATGTAAGGGAAATTGTACGTACGGCCCTCTGTGAGAGCGGCTACAATCCCAAGGAATTTACCATCAGCGTGTTCCTGCACAACCAGAGCTCGGACATCGCAGGCGGCGTCGACACAGCCCTCGAGGTCAGGGACACTGACGGGAATGGGGATGAATTGGGAGCCGGGGACCAGGGCACTGTGTACGGGTATGCAACCGATGAGACTCCCACCGCCATCCCGCTGCCGCTTGAGCTCTCCCACCGCATCTGCAGCATCCTGGATAAGTGCAGAAAGAACGGCACCATCATGGGAATCCGAAGCGACGGCAAGGCGCAGGTCTCCGTCGAGTACGAGAATGACAAGCCCTTCAGGGTATCTGCAATCATCGTCTCGGTTCAGCATGAACGTGACAAGAACCTGGACACCCTCAAGGGCGAGCTCATCGAAAAGGTGCTCGAGCCAGCCTTTATCCACTTCCCCCTCGATGCACACACCCGCATCCTCATCAATCCTTCGGGCCGTTTCGTCGAAGGTGGGCCTGCTGCTGATACCGGCCTCACAGGCCGCAAGATCATGGTCGATACCTACGGGGGGCTGGCTCTGCACGGCGGAGGCGCCTTCAGTGGCAAGGATGCTACCAAGGTGGACCGAAGCGGAGCCTACATGGCACGCATGATCGCAAAGAACATCGTGGCAGCCGGCCTTGCCAAACGCTGCGGGGTCTCGATCTCGTATGCCATCGGAAAGGCCGAACCGGTCGCGGTACATGTACACACCTTCGCTACAGGAAAGATCGACGATGATCGGCTGGCCGATGCTGTCCGCACGGTCTTCAGCCTCAAGCCGAAGGACATCATCGAGGAGTTGGGACTGCGCAGTCCCATATACAACCTTACCTCCTGCTACGGCCATTTCGGCAACTCCCTCTTTGCATGGGAACAGGTGAGTGAACGGCATATAGAGGCGCTCAAGGGAGAATTGGATCATGACCATTGAACAGAAACACATCGATGAGCTGCTGCCTGCCGACTACAACCCGCGCAAGGACCTTAAAAGCGGCGATGCCGAATATGAAAAACTCAAGCGCTCGATTGAGCAGTTCGGCTACGTCGAGCCGGTGATCTGGAACAGGACCACCGGCCGCGTCGTAGGGGGCCACCAGAGGTTGAAAATCCTCAGGGACACGGGGCACACCGATCTTGATTGTGTGGTCGTCGAGCTTTCCGAGGACAAGGAGAAAGCCCTCAACATCGCGCTGAACAAGATCAGCGGCGAATGGGATAAGGACAAGCTGGCCTTGCTCATCACCGATTTGCAGGGCCAGGACTTCGACGTATCGCTCACCGGCTTCGATCCGACCGAGATCGACGACCTGTTCAAGGACTCGCTTGCCGAGGGCGTGCATGACGACGATTTCGATGTGGCCTCGGAGCTGGAGAAGCCCGCGATCACCAAGAGCGGGGACCTGTGGAAACTGGGAAGGCACCGCCTGGTATGCGGCGACAGCACCAAGGCCGAGACCTTCTCCCTTCTCATGGCAGGGTCCAAGGCGAACCTGGTGGTCACCGACCCACCGTACAACGTCAACTACGAGGGTACGGCCGGCAAGATCAAGAACGACAATATGGCAGGCGATGCTTTTCTGCAGTTTCTGCTCGATGCCTTCACCAACACTGCAGAGCATATGGCCGACGACGCCTCCATCTACGTATTCCATGCCGATACCGAGGGGCTGAACTTCAGAAAGGCCTTCAGCGAGGCGGGCTTCTATCTCTCGGGGACCTGCATCTGGAAGAAGCAGTCGCTGGTGCTCGGCCGGTCGCCCTACCAGTGGCAGCACGAGCCGGTGCTCTTCGGATGGAAGAAGAAGGGCAAGCACCTGTGGTACACCGGGCGCAAGGAATCGACCATCTGGGAATTCGACAAGCCCAAGAAGAACACTGATCATCCCACCATGAAGCCGGTAGCCCTGATCGCTTACCCGATCATGAACTCGTCGATGAGCAATACGCTGGTGCTCGACCCGTTCGGCGGCAGCGGCAGCACCCTGGTCGCCTGCGAACAGACCGAGCGAAGTTGTTGCACCATCGAGCTGGATGAGAAGTACTGCGATGTCATCGTCAAACGCTACATCGAACTCACCGGCTCCTCGGCAGGGGTGACTGTCCAGCGCGACGGATTGGATTACAGCTACGAGGAAGTCGCTACCGAGGGGGCACAGGATGGATGAGATCACCCTGGTCACGACACTCTCGGTATGCCTGTTCGGCTCGGGGGGCATCGTGCTGTGGCTGCTCAACCGACTTGCAAAGAAAAGCGACGACAGGCTGGCCTATGCCAAGGACCTCAGGGAGATCAAGACCACCATCAGCAGGATCCAGATGGGACTGGTCATGGCATTGGAGAACGACAAGGTCATCTTCAAGTCGCTGAGGACCCATGAGATCAACGGGGAATCGGAGGAACAGGAAGCAAAAATGGACGAGTACTTCCTGTCGCTGCTTGGCAGCAAGGGGGAGAGGGGATGATACTCAGTGCCATATTGCTCGCCTTCGCCGCCTTCCTGGGGCTGGTGATGGAACTGTACAAGAAAAGCCTCCGTCATGATGAATCGAGCGAAAACGAAATCAAGCTGGTCGCCCTCGCCTGCTCGGCGCTCCTGGGATATGTGACATTCCGCATCGTTGCGGGAACAGGCGTCGATGGAGGGCTGAACAACACACCCTACCTGGTGGTCCTGTACACCGTAGTGATCTACCTGCTGCAGCTTCCTGCGTGCATGGCGTTCTGGAAACCACTGGTCAAAAAGTTCATGGAGAGAAAAACCGATGAATGAAATCATGCAGATGCTGATCCTCATCATCCTGGGGTTGCTTGGGATCACACGATTGCAAGCACACAAGACCAAGGACCTGAAAAAGGATATCCAGCAAGCCCAGGTTACGGTGAAGAAACGAGAACAGCAATTGGAGAAGATCCATGAAGTACAGAAGAAGATCACCACCATCACCCAGGAAAAACCTCCTGAAAAGATCGAACCTCCTGAAAGCGGTGACTCTGCTGGCCGTCTTGATCGTCTTGGCCGGCTGCACGAGCGTGCCAACAGTAGAGGAAAATGACCCGTATCGCCAGGCTCTGGTCTCGATGGCGCCTAAGGCTCCAACAATTCCGGCCTTCCCCACCCTGAAGTGGACATACCAGAACGGGTTGTACTGCATATCTGAGACGGATGCCGACAAGCTTCTGGACTACGGGGAGAACGAACTGCCGCTGTTTGCCCACCACTATGACCAATACCTGCGCCAGATGCGACTCATCCTGGATGCTTTCGCGAAACCCTGAATCATAGGACTTGCTATTCATGCAAAGCTGAGCGATCAATGCACCCTACACGGAGGATACATATGGATGAAATGAACCGTAAGAGAGTCAAGGTCCTCAGGGAACAATACCCAAGCGGGTGTACAGTCGAACTGGTGAGCATGGACGATGAGCACGCACCGCCGGCGGGCACCAAGGGAGAAGTCATGCACGTCGACGATACCGGAACAATACACGTTATCTGGCAGACCGGTTCGACTTTGGGAGTGATTCCGGGACTCGACATGGTGAGACGCATGGACGAAGAAATACCTACAAAATAGTGTATCTTATTTGCATATATACACTTGCTATATATCCCTCTTTGAGTGATTACTACAGTACGAAGAAAAACACACCAAAGAGAGGTAGACGGCATGGAAAAGACAACACGGTTCGGAATCGAGATAGAGATGACAGGCATCACCCGTAAGGACGCAGCCCTGGCTGCCCAGACGGTCCTCGGTGGAGAGCTGCTCTACGGTGGATCCTACTACGACACCTATGAGCTGAAGACCTTCGATGGCCGCAAATGGAAGTTCACCTACGACGGATCCATTCGATGCGAGACCAAGAGAAACGGAATCAGGGAAACCGCCACAAGGCTTTACAGCGTCGAGCTGGTCAGCCCGATCCTCACCTACGAAGAGGACATCGAGAAGGTGCAGGAGGTCATCAGGGCCCTGAGAAAGGCCGGGGCTTTCACCAACAGCTCATGCGGCATCCACATCCACCTTGATGGAGCAGAGCACACTCCGCGCTCGATCAGAAACTTCGTAAACATCATCTACGCCCGAAACGACCTCTTTTACAAAGCTCTGGGCATCGAGGCCCAGCGGGCACGGTACTGCAAGAGGATGGACGAACACCTTGTAACGACCATGAATCGAGCCAAGCCGACCACCTTCGCCAAGATCGAGAGCATCTGGTACGAAGGCTACCGGGGAAGCCGGGAGGCACACTACCACGAAAGCCGCTACCATTTCTTGAACCTGCACTCCTTCTTCCACGGCCACAAGACCGTCGAGCTACGCGGCTTCAACAGCACCCTGCATGCCGGAGAGGTCAGAAGCTACATTGTCCTTGCCCTCGCACTGAACACCCAGGCGCTCACGCAAAGCTCAGCGAGCACCAAGAAGCCCCAAGCTGAGAACGAGAAGTTTGCGATGCGCACCTACCTCAACCGCATCGGCTTCATCGGCGACGAGTTCAAGGCCTGCCGCGAACACCTGACCAAGCGACTCACCGGATCAGCGGCATGGAGACGACGGGTTGCCGCCTGAAGGGGCGTGTTCTTGAGACCTTGAGGGCGGGACGACCGCCCTTGGGGTGGTAGAAGACCAAGTGAAGGAGTGTGACAACGATGAAGAAAGTCTATCTGGCCTATGGAAGCAACCTGAACCTCGAACAAATGGGGTACCGATGCCCCGATGCCGCGGTCATTGGAACAACGATACTGCACGATTATCAGCTGTTGTTTCGGGGAGGCCGTCATACTGGCGTGGCCACCATCGAGATGAAACGGGGTTCCAGTGTTCCGGTGCTACTCTGGCAGATCACCGAGAAGTGCGAGAGGGCCTTGGACCGCTACGAGGGGCACCCGCACCTGTACCGCAAGAAGAAGCTCATAGTCAACCTTGACGGCGATGAGCTGGTTGCGATGGCCTATATCATGAACGAAGGACCTCCGATGGCGATGCCGGATGCATACTATTACTCGACCATCCTTGACGGTTACTACGACTGCGGCTTCGACGAGAATATCCTCAAACAAGCGGTTAGGGAATCGATGGAGGTCGGCGATGACTGAGCAGATAAGGGATCAGATCCTCAAGATACGAGATACAGGTTTGACCAACATGTTCAACACGGGGGCGGTCCAGTGGATCGCCTCGCAGATGGGATTCTCCGAGCTTGCCTCCTACCTGGAAAACGGCAATACCACAGAGTATGCGCATTTCATACTCACCGGCGAAGGCTGACAGGAGCCTCCACAAGGTGTCATATCCAACTCTGCATCAGTAGTGTATTTCTTCAAATCTTTGCCCTATATCGGGTTGCTATAGTTTCTGAATTGAGGGATATATACACCAACAAAACAGACACGGAGGCAAGAGCATGTGGAGAGAAGGAACTTTGGAGATCGGATCGAGCGTTTTCAGGTACTGCATCAAGGTGTACGGGGTGGGTTCTGAATACGGGATCGACGAGGGAAGGATCTCCAAGCTGATGCTCAAGAGGAATGGCAACGTCGTATGCAACTACGACCGCGGTTGGGACATCAGGCCTCGTGACACTGATACCAGGCAGGCCCTTGAGAGCCTGAAGAAAACATACAACTGACAACAAGTACCCATCACTTCAAGGGACCCTCGCCGGGTCCCTTTTGTTTGCCCTGAGGAATGAAACAGCTTATGCCGAAACCGAAGAAATACACTCCTACATCCTTCATGGCGAAGGAATCGATCTACGACAAGGGCAAGGCCGACCATGCAGTGGGGTTCATCGAATGCCTCTGCCACACCAAGGGGGTTTGGGCGGGAAAGCCCTTCAAGCTGCTTGGCTGGCAGGAGCAGATCATCCGCGACCTGTTCGGTATCGTTAAAAGTGACGGGTACCGTCAGTTCAACACCGCCTACATCGAGATTCCGAAGAAGAACGGCAAGAGCGAGCTCGCCGCCGCGGTGGCACTGCTCTTGACCTGCGGAGACTTCGAGGAACGCGCTGAGGTCTATGGCTGCGCAGCCGACCGCCAGCAGGCCTCCATCGTCTTCGAGGTGGCCGCCGACATGGTACGCATGTGCCCCTCGCTGAACAGGCGCGTAAAGATCCTCGCCGCGACCAAGCGCATCGTGTACCTGCCGACCAACAGCTTCTACCAGGTGCTCTCGGCCGAAGCCTACTCAAAGCACGGATTCAATATCCATGGGGTGGTCTTCGACGAACTGCACACCCAACCGAATAGAAAGCTCTTTGACGTGATGACCAAGGGCTCGGGCGATGCCAGGGCCCAGCCGTTGTTCTTCCTGATCACCACCGCGGGAACCGACCAGCACTCCATCTGCTACGAGCAGCACCAGAAGGCCAAGGACATCATCGAAGGTCGCAAACACGACAAGACCTTCTACCCGGTGATCTACGGCTCGGAGGAGGACGACGACTGGACCGATGCAAAGACATGGAAGAAAGCCAACCCGTCGCTTGGGCATACCATCACCCTCGAGAAGGTGAAGGCGGCCTGTGACAGCGCAAGGCAGAACCCGGGCGAGGAGAACGTGTTCCGTCAGCTCAGGCTCAACCAATGGGTCAAGCAGGCGGTGCGCTGGATGCCGATGGAGAAATGGGACCTGTGCAACTTCCCCGTCGATGCCGAGGAGCTCGAGGGCAGGGTCTGTTACGGGGGACTGGACCTCTCAAGCACCACCGATATCACTGCGTTCGTGCTCGTATTCCCACCCAGGAATGAAAATGACAAGTTCGTGATCCTTCCCTGGTTCTGGATACCCGAGGACAGCCTGGGCCTGCGTGTGAGGCGTGATCATGTGCCCTACGACGTATGGGAACGAACCGGCCACGTACAGACCACCGAAGGCAACGTGGTCCACTACGGCTTCATCGAGGCCTTCATCGGCGAGCTCGGCAAGAGATACAACATCCGGGAGATCGCGTTCGACCGTTGGGGAGCGGTGCAGATGGTGCAGAACCTTGAGGGCATGGGCTACACAGTGGTGCCCTTCGGACAGGGCTTCAAGGACATGAGCCCCCCGACCAAGGAGCTGATGAAGCTCGTGCTGGGACGGGGAATCGCACACGGGGGCCACCCCACCCTCCGGTGGATGATGGACAACATCTTCATCCGAACAGACCCGGCTGGGAACATCAAGCCCGACAAGCAGAAATCCACCGAGAAGATCGACGGGGCAGTGGCCACGATCATGGCGCTGGACCGGGCGATCAGGTGCGGCAACGACTTGCGTGAATCGGTCTACGAGAACAGGGGAATCCTTTTCATATAATTGTTTACTCCAGTAAATATCATGCTATGATATAAGCTATGATTTATAGCCTATTGCATAAGCATGACCTGGATATCACCCACGAGGACACCATCACAAGCACCATCATCGGTACCTTGCTCCATCTGCCGGACCAGCTTCTGTGGAAAATACTACGTGAAGCTTGTCATACTGGCAGTGTGTTGCCTAAGAATCCGGGCGAACTGAGAGCCTATGAGTTCTGGCCAAAATGGGATGCGTACGGAACATTGAACACCAATTACGTGGAACCTGACGTATTCCTCAGGTTCTCCGAGGTAGACCTTATCATTGAGGCGAAACGCTCCGATGATGGTGGCCAATATCATGAAGAGTGGGAACGGGAATTGGTCGGTTATGAAAATGAGTATGGCTCTTCAAAGGTTCCGGTAATCCTCATTTCCATCGGTGGCAACGGCAGCAACACAACCAGCGAGACACTGAGGATCAACAGACACGGGAGAACAGTTGTCAAATGCTCATGGGTGGGCTTGTATGAGGCTCTAGCTGCAGAACAGGAAAAGCTTTCAGGGAGCAACCGGCGGGTTGTGGAATCGCTGATGCTTTCTTGTGATCAGCTCGGTATCAGGAGTTATCAATGGCTCGATGCAAGGCCTTGGGTTGCAGACTTTGAGATTGAGATCCCAGGGGACTATCGCAACCTGGTTTTCAGGAGGTAACAAAATGGACAGAAAGGAACTGTATCAGAACGTCAGGAAAGCCTACAGGCTTGCATACGAAGTGCAGGACAGCATAATCGAGATAGTCGAATACATCCGTGCCAGAATCAGATACTCGAAAATTGCAGGCAAACAATTATTTTCAGCTTCGATCGAAAGGCATATTCCAGCATTGGACGACTATGCAGACCAGAAATATTTAGGCGATCAATGGAGTTGGGACTATTTGCCGACGTACATGTACATGTACTATTTCACAGGCATTCCTAGTGAAACCCGATACTCCTGTTTCTCCATCGTGCAGGTCATGGATGATGGATTCATCAAACTCCCCGATAAGGATACCTCCCCTAGCACAAAAGACTTCATTGAAATTGCAGACTCTGAATCATATCTGCTCATGAGCTATTCCAGTTGGGATAAAAGACACCGTGCCACCTGGTTCGATTATGATGGGACAAACCAGATTGATGACGTAAGAAAAGAAATCATCAGGATCAGCGAAACCATCAAAGACAATCAGTATGAACCGTATATTGCGAGCAATGACGCATCCACCTTTATCGTAAAAAGGATAAGCCTGGAGGCAATCGGTTCCAAGGCGGAAGCCGACCAGGTCCTGCAGGACTTTGCCAGGTTGGTGCAGGACAGGACTGGGTACCAGCTCCTTGTTGATGAACCAGAAGAAATGGAAGCATCACATCCTGTTCAGCCAACGCAATCAGTAGAATGAGGGCATCTTAAGAGCTTACTGATGCACTCACCATAACCAAAATCATCATTTGTTCAATTCGCGCACTTACTTCGGTAGGTGCTTTTTTGTGCCCAAGGAAGATCCATGAACATCATAACCAAGCTTCTCTTCCCCATACGCGACAAGCCGCAGAACAGGACCAGCGGGTCCTCGTACAGCTTCCTCTTCGGAGGATCGACATCCGGAAAGGCGGTAAATGAGCGTTCCTCGATGCAGATGACTGCAGTCTACGCATGTGTGCGAATCCTCGCCGAGGCGATCGCCGGGCTGCCCCTGCACCTCTATCGCCATGACGATGACTCGAGCAAGCACAAGGCCAAGGAACATCCGCTGTACAACCTGCTGCATGCGGAGCCGAACCCCGAGATGACCAGCTTCGTCTTCCGCGAGACCCTGATGACCCACCTCTTGCTCTGGGGCAATGCGTATGCGCAGATCATCAGAAACGGCAAGGGCCAGGTTGCGGCCCTCTACCCGCTGATGCCCAACCGCATGCAGGTCGACCGCGACAAGAGTGGCAAGCTCTACTACCAATACACCACCAGCGCCGAGGACGCTCCCACCATGCAGGGAAACTCGGTGGTTCTGGACGCCTCAGAGGTGTTGCACATCCCGGGCCTGGGCTTTGACGGGTTGGTGGGCTACTCGCCGATTGCTATGGCAAAGAATGCCATCGGTATGGCGATAGCCTGTGAGGAGTATGGGGCGAAGTTTTTCGCCAACGGGGCTGCCCCAAGCGGGGTGCTGGAGCACCCGGGAACGGTGAAGGACCCTTCCCGCCTGCGCGATACGTGGCAAGGCCAATTCGGCGGCT